GTGTCAGATAAACACAGTAGTGCTAATAACTTACCGCCCATGTAATTGAAACCTAATGGTTGCAAAGGTACAATGGTCGAACCGATTGCAGTATGGTTAATCATATTGCCTTGAGTCTTAACAGACTTATCCCAGCCAATCACTTTGTCTCTTGGAGTCAAATCCAAGAAGTCGGATGATATACAAATAACACCCATGTAATTGTCTGTTGCTTCATCAATAACAGTATAATATAAGTTACGGCCAATGTTAGAATTATTCTTCATTGTTGAAGAAAATGTACGTAACGTATTCCATTTATCTGCCAAAGGACCGTTAGATAAAATCAACTTAGGTTTTAGATTTTGATAGTCATCAGGATTAGATGGGTTCCAAATCTTACTCTTGATATCATCAATTTCTTTTTTGTGTTTATCATCTAACAATTGAACTTCATTATCACCAAACAACGTGAACACTTCTCTAGTTGGATATTTCTCATGTACTTCTTGCCATTTCTGGTACAAAGTATATTCACGTACATCCATTTGAGAAGCATAAGTCAAGTCTGCAAGGAGTCTTTCTTTCAACTCCTCGGTATCAACATGTTTATGCCTATCGTGTTCACGGGACCAATCGTCCCATTGCTCATCTACGGATTTCTGGCCACTTTGAAGTTTTGTCATCGATTTTTCTCAACATTTTCATCATCTTATTACGTTTTTTCAAACCGCTTTGCAATGCCAACGGCTTTGCTCTACTAGTATACACGATTCCATTCATATGGTCAAGCTCATGCAGGATACATCTTGCGGTTAATCCTACATAATTTTCCACATGTAATGCACCGGTAAAGTCCTGATATTTAATTGTGACTTCTTTTGGTCTTGTAATAAAGATAGGCATCATAGGAAAAGATAAACACATTTCAGCCATGTGTTCTTCACCTTTAGTTTCTACAATCTCAGGATTAAAGAAAGCAACATAATCATCACCTGCACCAACTACAAATACACGGTGGTTGAATCCACATTGATTGGCAGATAGTCCGTAACCATTGTACTTCTTACATGTTTCAACCAATGTAGAAGCAAATTTATTTGGATCAACTGGTGGTTTTGTGAAGTCAAATACAGGTAGAACTTGTTTTAAAATAGGATGATCCTCAGATACTAAATCAAAGGTTTCAACTTTAACTGCTGTAGATTTAATCTTAGCAATCTCTTTTACCGATTCACCGGTATCAAATGTAATCATATCACTCATTTTGCTATCCTTGAGAAATTGTTTTTCTTTTCAAATTTAATAACACTTCTGAATTTGTCAAACAACTGGTCACCTTTGTGAGAGATAACAAATATGTTTGTATCAGAGCCCATTTCATGTATCAACTTTAGGAACTCCTCTGTACCTACAGTATCTAAACTAGAATCAAATACTTCATCCAATATCAATAAGTTTGTATTGGTTGAATTTTTTAGTTTGGCAATCTGTCGCCAAGTAAACAATAAGGCCAAGTCAATTCGCATCTTTTCTCCTTCGGAGAAATTAGCATAAGAAAACTCGTCACGATGCCTACTCTTAATTGTTTCTTCAAAGTTTTCATTGATGTTGAAATTTACAAAAAAGTCCATTGCTGTTAAGTACTTATTAATCAATTTATTCATGATTGGTAAGTACTGTTTGATGATTTTTGTTTTGATACCTGTGTCTCTCAACAATGTGGCAGAAAACTCATAATACATCTTCTCTGTTAATAATTCTTCATGTGATTTATTTAATTCAACCAATTGATTTTTAAATTCAACCAGTTTCTCGTTATCACCTTCTAGATTCAACTTCTTGGAAGATAACTCATTGATTTCACGGTTTAATTTATCAATGTATTTCCTGATAGAAATTACCGTGGAATTATTACTCACAATCTGTGAATTATGTTTACTGACATTATCTATAATCTCTGAGACTTCAGCCATTCGTTTTGAGATACTGTCGATTTCAGTCTTAATTTCCTCAAGACCCGTTTTTTGTTTGCCAACTTTTTCAGATATTTCTCTGACTTGGAGTTTTCGCCATTGTTCAGTAATGTCTTGTTTGCAACTTGGACAGTTATCATTTTCTTCATAGAACGAAATATCTTTCTTGTTTTTCTTGATATTGTTTTCAACCTTGGCTTCAAGTTGAAGTAGTTTCTTTGATTTGGATTCCAAAGAAGTCTTTTCATTACCTATTTTTTTAGATAATATATCAATGTGTTTTTGAATCTTTTCGTTGTCATCAATTAATTTGGCCATCTGTGATTGATTGGTAACAATCTCATCACGTTTACGTTGAACTTCTTCATCGTTATGTTGTTTGTGTTCTTCGATATTTTGTTTCTGGAGATTTATTTTCTCCTGTGTCAAGTTTATATCGTACTTGATTTTGGTCAAAGTGTCTTTAAACTCTGACATTTTATCCTTGACAACACTATTCATTGACGAGAATATTTGGATGTCCAAAAGGTCTTCAATGATGGCTCTACGGTCAGCAGGAGATAACTGCATGAACGGAACAAAAGAAGCTGAACCGAGGATGACTACTTGCGTAAAAGACTTGTAATTTATTTTGAGAATAAATTTCTCTAAGTGCTCTTGGTAGTCTTTAGCTTTCGCATCCTGGTTCACCAAACTGCCATTGCAAAATATCTCAAACTTATTTGGTTTGATGCCACGTATGACTTTATATTGTTTAGTGCCAATACTAAACTCAACTTCTACTTCACAATCGTTTGTATTAATAGAATTTAACAACTGTGGTTTATTTATCTTACGGAAAGGTTTACCGAATAGAGAGAAACATAAAGCATCCAATATGGTTGATTTACCGGCACCATTATGGCCAATAATCAATGTATTGGGTGATTGATTTAAATTAATTTCGGTAAACGCAGCACCGGTGGAAAGAAAATTCTTCCATCTAACTTTTTCAAATTTAATCATTCGGTTTCTTGGTTCAAAGCCTCAATGTATAATTCTTTCAGAATAGATTTTAATTTACCATTATCAATCTTTTCTTGTTTGATAGAATCAACATACTTATTTAAAATTGTCAATGTATCTTCAGCTTGGTCGACCATATCATCTTCTAGACCTTCAGAGTAATCTGTAAAATCTTCTGCAATGGTGATGTCTGCTGGGTTGACATTATACAAGTTATTCATGTATTTGTCAAATAGATATGGATTGGTTTTATTCAGGACGACAACCTTAACATATTTACCTGCATATGGTAACATATCTTTTGCATTGATTTCGGAAATTGTTTCTGCCACATCATCATACATTAGTTTATGAAACATTACATTTGGGTTATGTATAAAAGTGAGCTCACGTAAATCCAAATCAAAAAGATGAAACCCACGAGGATCGTTATAGTCCTGCCAAGTGAGTTCGTAAGGATTGCCCAAGTAATAAATGCCATCAGCATTGGATTTATGATGATAATGACCCGAGAAAGTGTACTCAAACTTATTGAATAACGCACGATTCAATCCTTCTTCTGATGGCATGCCACGATGCATAGCAAAGCCTGCAATTTCAAAATGACCCATACAAAAAGGTGCATCAGTTTCTTTCAACATCTGCATACTATCATCAAAGTTTTCTGGACAAATCCAAGGCATCATACAAATTTTGTGTGAACCAACATTAATTTCTGCAGGATCATCTATCACATTGATGTTGCCATACTCACGTAACAACAAATCAATCGAATTTACATCATTGGTATTCTTAAAGTATGTGTCATGATTACCTGCCAACATATGAACACTAATGCCACGTTCAAGAAGTCCATCAAAGAACATCTGTTTGGCACGTTTCAAAGAATAGAAGTTTACGTATTTGCGCCTATCAAAAGTGTCACCAAGAATAAGAACAGTATCAATTCGTTCGCTATCGATAATAGGAAAAAATGTTTCAGTATAAAATTTTTCATAATAATCCAAAAATTGTATGGAGTCATTTCTAGCTCCAAAATGTTGGTCGGTAATAATTGCAACTTTCAAAACTTATCCTTTTTGGTTTTCCCTTTCAACAACCATTTTGCGTAAATTAGTTGTAGAGAAACTGTGTTTACGACTGTTGAAATGTACAGACATTAATAAATCGTGACCGGTAAATTGTTTGTCACGATATTCTTCACCAATGATTCTAACATCAATTGGATAAGAAAGCAAGATGTCCATCAATTCTTTTTCGGTAGTATACGGTACAATTTCATCCACATACTTACACGCTTGCAATTGAGTAAACCTTTCAAATAAAGATTGAACAGGTTTATTTTTCCAATCACGGTCAATAGTAGGATCGGTTTGTAATCCGACTATTAGGTAATCACATACTGATTTTGCCTCTTTCAACATCATAATATGGCCGGCATGTAATAGGTCAAATGTAGAACAAGTAAATCCTATCTTCATAATTATTCCTCAATAAATTTTTCAAGGCCTTTGGGTTTCTTAGCTGCATCTTTTTCGGCTTTCTTTGCAGCTCTGGCTTCTTCATAGTTACCAATAAATTCGGAAATGTTTTCATATAATTCAAATTGGCTAGAAGTGCCATCTTCATGTTCCAACATTTCAAACTCATCAAGTATACCAATCATCTCGGTAGACTTGTACTTCACATATAGTTGTTTCTTTTCTTTTTGGATTCTACGTAGGAATGCAAAGTAAATAATTTGAGTGAAGTATGCAAATGGATTTTTAGATTTGGTTTCATCAAAGTTGGCAAAGTACATCAAACAGTTTTCAATACCATCCGATATCATTTCATCTCTGTATGAGTAATTGATAAAGTTTGGTTTATGAGACAAACCTTCCGCAATTTTCATAAAGCATTCACCAATATAATTTGGTATTGCTGGTTCAGTAAGTTTATTCTTTTTGGCTTCCTTAACTTTATCTTTATATTCAGTCAATGCTTTCAGGAAGTCTTCGTTGTTGATGTAATGTTTCTGTTTGCTCATAATATATACCAAAAAAAGTTGTTGACAAAAGGCTTGACATCGAGTATAGTCCTCGGTGTACCCTGTTAAAGATTAATGAATGGTTTGTCCTTCAGAAATATCCATCTGTTCCAATATTACATTCATATTAATATCTTCCATATTAGCTAAATCTTCTTTAGCTTTTTTATTTTCTTTCATATCTTTTATATATTCGATATAATATTCAATAAAATTCTCATCAGGTTCCATGATAGTAATTACATGTGATGAGTTTATGATGGTATTATTTTCTTTCATTACCTGTAAAGGTAACCAATTTTGTAACATCAAAATGAATTGTTTACCTGTATCTTTGATAATGAATATCATCGGATCTTGCAAAAAATATCTATCTCCATTTTCAATTAATCCACAAATAATATCTTCACCAGTAGACAATCGTATAATTTTAACGTCTTTACTTTCCATTTTTAAGTCCTATCTTGTAGATTTTAAAAGAGAACTGCTCTCCTTTATATATCTTCACTCGTTCCACGAAATGTCTGAGTGTAAAGTTCATATGTTTTTTGTATGTGAGGTCGTCTGCAATGTCGTAGAGTGTTGCTTTTGTTTTGCCTTCCGAGTTTCTAAGCCCTCGACCAATCGATTGAAGGTTTCTGACTCGGCTTTTACTTGGGCTGGCAAATATAATATTATGTAAATTCCTAATATTAACGCCAGTAGAAAAAGTACCGTAAGAAGCAACGATAATAGCGTCATTTTCTTTCTCCACAATTGCTCTAA